GTTCAGTCGTTCTAGCGACCATAGCTTCATCAGCCCCATGAATCTTAGCTTGAGCAAGGAAATATTCTTTAGGAGTTAAACCTGTAACTCTTAAAATCTTATCAATTGATTCAAAATCAATTTCATTTCTAACATCTCTTAATCCCCATATCCTATTATCTCTCAAATTCCTAACTGTTTTATCCCAATCTAAACTTCCATCTCTATCTTCTCCAGCTAAAAGTTCTAATGCTTCAAGCTGTTTGCCAAATATACTTGTGTCATAAATAGCTGTTGTTGTAACTTCTGTTTTTAAATCTGCATTAAATTGATCGTTACCTCTTCCTCTTAATCCTCCTAATTCCTGAATATATTTCTTAGGTGTTATTGGTTTAACAGGCTTTAATTTATAAGCTTGTATTCTTCCTCTACTATTACCAATAGGACGGTAGTTCTTTCTTTCTTCTACATCAAGAGCAGCATGTTCCTGTACTGAAATCATATTATCTTCTTTTGGTTGTTCATCCTTTTCTTCCTCTGATATCAACCCTTCGGATATTGGCTTATCTTTTTTCTGTTCTTGTTTTTGATTTGTTAACTTATCCTCTTCCTTATCAATATTTTTTATTAAAACTTCTCTTGCTTTTGTGATTTTCAATATTCTATCTTCATAAGTATCGTCATTTAATGCTCCAAAAGTTTCTTCTGCTTCTTGTTTAAAAGCTTCTATTCGTGCTCTATATGCACTCCTTAAACGAGGAGGCCAGTTCTCTGGTAATGTTTCATTTGGTTTATAACCATCTTTCAATTCCTGTTCTGTTAAAGGCATATTTTGATAAATTCCTACTAATCTTGCTTCAATACTTTCATAATCTTTCTTTACTGCTTTTTGGAAATCTTCTCTTTGTGTTTTAAGTTTTGTTTGTAAAGTATTATTTTGCAATAATTGATTCTTTTGATCTTTGCTAATCCATCTCTCATTCCCGAAATGATTAATTAAAGCTTCTGCTTCAATAGCATTATTTGATGTAAGAATTCTATTTCTTAACCAAGCATCATTAGCATTTTGTTGTCCTACTCCCTTGGTTTCCATCCAACTATCTACAACTTCATCTATGGCTTTCGCATAAGCTCGTTGTTCTAAAGCTGTTGAATATATATCAAGACTTGCTATCTTTTGATCTCTAGCCCACGCTAAAACACCCTGTAAATTAACAGCATTAGGAGGACGCTTTATAGTAAAAGGTTTATTACCTATTGTAAAAGTTGCATTAACTCCTAAGTCATCAACTTCAGGTGTTGAAAGATTACCATCATCATCTCTCTGAATTATTTGATATGCGATTGCACTGCCAGCCTTCTCTGCTGAGTTCTGATCTGCTACATCAACCTTACGAGTATGGTCATTTTTAATTTCAGAAACAGCAGCTTTCCAATATCTTTTTAAAACTATTCCATCTTTATCTCCTTTCATAGCTATTTCTTTTAAAGATTGTCCTTCACCTGCTCCTAAATTTGTATTTAAAAGAATTAATTCCATATTCTTTATATTCTGTGCAAGCTGACCAGGATCATTTGGATCACTAGTATTAAAGACAGCTGTTGCTGCTGTTGTTAAAAGATTCTCTATCGCTGTTGATTCTTGATAACCTTTAAAAGATATTCCTGATTTATTCCTCCATTTAGTTATTTCATCAGTCGCTGTTATAAATTCTGGTGAATAAGGAATTCCACCATTCTGTAATCTCTTAGGAGAAGCATCTTTAAGATCTAAACTTATATTAGAGAATATAGTAAGCAAGTTGGATTTGGCCTTGTTATCTTTATACTCAGCATGAATTTTTGAAACACTTCTTGTTGCATTTAAGAGTGCACCTTGAACTCTATCATTAAGTTCTAAATATGCTTGAGGATTATCAGCTGTACCTTTTAAATGCTCAAGTATTGTTTCTCTCCATTCTGGTGTACTTGGATTAATTGGAATAATTTCACCTGAGTTATCTTTTCTAGATTCATCTACTGTTGATTCTTCATATATTTCTAAAGCTACATTTTCTAAATTAGCAATCTCACCTAAAAGTTTATTCTTTGCTTTTACAATTACACGTTCTCTTTCAACTCTTTGATCCATTGAAGCGAAAACACCATAAGCAGCAGCAGCCTCTGGATCATTTTCTGCTTTCTGTGCTAAAGCATTCTTTGCTTGATTTAATTTAGTATTAGACTCTTCTTCGTCTTCTTCTTTATCTCCTTCAGCTTCTTCTCGCTCTGCTCTTTTTCTAGCAGCATTATCCATTGCCTCTTGAAAAGGCCAAAAAGTAGTAGTAAATGCTTGAAGCTTTGTATTTACATCTCCAAAAGCTTGAGCTAAATTTTTTAAATCTTGACTATTATCTGGAGCTAATGCGACATCAGGTATCTTAATAGATGGAAACTGTAAAGGTTGAGCTTGAAAATAATCACTTTGACTAATTCTTAATTTATCAGTTGGGGTTGCTGTTCCTCCTAATTTAAACTTTTGTATTGGACTACCAGTTGCACCACCAGCTGATGAGAGTCTTCCAGAACTCTTACGATCAGAAGTTCCTGTGCTTTTAGATGAATACTTACCGATTGCCATAATTAATTACTATTTGGTGTATTTACCAAATACTCCTCCTGAATAGTTATAACCTGCCTTTGTCATTCCCGTATGCCAACTCATTCCTGCTTGAGCACCTTGTAATCCTGCACTTGCTAATGCTAAGAAGGTATTACCTTTAACTTTGTCTCGAAGTATTGGTCGAGCTGGCCCATAATCTATACGTTCAATATATGGATTTAAACTAGCTTTTCTACTTGCTAATCTAATATTTGCACTACGTTTATCCATACCTGATTGAACACCAGTAAAGGCTAAATTTCTATTTGTATTCCAATCAAATTGTCCATATTGTGCATCAACATCTGCTAATAAATTAGCTATATTTAATCCCCCCTTACCTGTTGCAAGAATCTCTCCTTGTGCTGATAATGATTCTAATTTCTTCTCTCGTTTTTTAATTGCTGCTTCTTCTTGCGCTTGAGTTACTTGAAGATTTATTCCTGCTATTTCCTGTTCTGCTGCTCTATTTGCCATAAATTCACTTGTCTCATTTGCTAATTTTGTACTCGCTTTCTGTTGTTCTTCTCTAAAATTATTAGCTTGAGACTGAAGTTTTGCTTGGTCAAATTGAGCTATTGCATTTTGATTAGAATTCTTTATTGCTTTATTCTGCGCTGCAATCTGCGACTGGTACTGCATAAAGCCCAGACCAGCTGACAGAACACCAATGATAATTGGAGGAACACACATAATTACATCCTCACAAATTCATAAAACATTCGACTCTCTGGTCCCCAGTTTAGATGTTTTTTGATAAAGGTAAAACCTAACCATGATATCCATTTTACATGTACTTCATTCCTTGCATCAACAACATTGAAAAGAAGAGGGTATAAAGATTGCATATCAGCTAATTTCTCCTTTGATTTTCTGAGAAACCATCTTCTATCAATAGAGTCATCAACCATTGATTGACATCCTAACAACCAGATACGTCCTGTCTTCTTTCCTTCAGGAACAACACCACCCATCGCCATTAAATGACCATGACGACTTACAACTGTTAGACATGGCTTACTCATAAAATAAGCATAGAGCAAGCTGCCTTTAGGACAACCACCATTCTGGGCTTTCACCTCTGCAATATCTTCCTTTCTCATATTCTCAGCAACTATTGCAACATCTGTTAGCTTTGAAGGTCGTACAATTGCCATCCTTATATTCTCCTTGCCCGTTGTTGTAACCAACCTTCCCACTCAGCTGATTGGAAAATACAAGGTAAAGGACTACTACTTACTAATTCAATCTTTGCATCAATATTCCTAGTCATAACAGGAACTCTAAAACTCTCTTTTGGAATGCCAACTTGACCTATTACATTCTGTCCAACTTGTATCCCATTATAGGGATATGTAGATGTATCTCTTCCCGCTGGAGTTATTTTTAATTCAAATGCAGAAGTTTTATCGAAGACAACTGACCATTTTCTTAATTGCAAATACGGACTACTTGCAACAGAAATAGTTCCAGACTCATCTTGTTGTTTTAAATATGGCGTACTAAATTCATAAGTCATGTCATATGCTTCCCCTATATAAAAAGCAGAAGTACTAACATCACCATTAACAGTTATTGTTCCATTGTTAGAAGCATCTCCTACTGTTTCTGCTGTAGGAGTTAAAACCTGTCCATGCTTTAATTTGATTACTGCTTTGAATTTATAGGTATTAGATGCAGCTTGTTTCGTAAATGATATAGCTTCATTAGCTTGAATTGTTTTACTGAATAGATAAGAAGGAAAATCACTGATTGTAACAGTCGCATTACCTGTAGTCTTGGCTGTAGTTGATCCTCCTGTACTGCTAATGACTAATCCTTCTGCATTTACGATTGTAATAACTGCATTAGTAGAAGGTTGAGACGTTGGGAAGCTATTAATATCTGTATAATTTGTTCCTCCTACTGTTAGAGGTCGGCCTACTACTTTCGTCACTCCAGTATTCGCTAACGGATATGGCAATGTAATTGTTGTTTGAGCATTTAAACCACCTGCATTTGTAACACTGAAACTACAATCTGCCTCTGTTGTTTTCCTATCTAAAAGAATCTCTAACTCTGTTCCTGTATCAACAGTTTCAGGACGTAATGAAGCTTTCTCTAAGTAAACGCCATCAGCATATTCAGTAACAATATAAAGATCATTATCTAAAATAATAGCTGAGAGAATAGATTTACTACCTTTCATCTCCCAATAAGACCAAGCAGATTGGAGTTTAGTGTCATCTTGAAATAAGAACTTATAAATATATAATCGTGTTGGTTCATCCTTGCTAACCAATACAATTGTTTCTTCTGAAACAGAAGCAGCTATTGCAACTAAATTTTTAGGAATATATCTAGGAACTGAAGTTGTAACTTCTGCTGAAATAGGAGTTGAACCTGTAACATCAGGCAAATAAAACTCACGTAATCCAGTGAAATCACCCTTATTAATAGGGAAGAAAACAGTACGACCTACACCTATTGGATCAATTAAATCAACCGAATCATATTTTGTCATTGCTGTAATTGTTGCAGTTCTAGGAGTTAATGGAGCACCTAACCCTGACGCACCTGTATCTAATCTGAACTGACCATGAGGACTAAACAAGAGCAAAGTATTAGCAAATGCCATACTTGAAGTAAGGAAGTTAATATCAGTACCACCTGTACTTACAAAGATAGGATCACTATCTACAACTGTTTGAACAGTTTCAGGCCAAAATCTTTTGTAATCATCAGCAGCTGATAGACAGGCGTATTCATCAGATAGGAAAACTAATCTATTTCTAAAGACATTAATATTTTTGATTTTCTCTCCCACAAAAGGAGGATTAGGAGCACTAGTTACGTCTCCTGCAATTCTATGTGTCCAAGTATGTTTCTGAAATGTAAAAGTACCATTATCATTTCTAATCAAAGTATGAGGCATTGTTGTTGCCTTTAACTGATAAATAATATTTGGTGCGACTGTTTCTCTCCAAATACCTTTACCACTTGTTCCTCCATCAGTCGTCTCAAATTTCACATAATAATCATCAGCTTGTGTAGAACTTGATCCTATAATTTTAAGTATTTGACCATTGATTCCTTTAAGTGGAAGTTGCTGAATTGCTTCTATCTCATCTTTTATTCCTACAATAAACATATCCGCAATCGTGTCACTAACAGCGATTGTGAATGTTCCTCCATCATCTTTGACTATCTTAAGAAGATAATCATCAATCGTACTTGCTGTATATTCTGAGCCTAATGTACTATCAGCATTAATCAAATCTCTTAATCCATCACATACAAGTTTATTACTAGGAGCACTTGAAGATGAACCTGATCCTATAACTGGTGTGGTAAATTCTTTTTTAGTTTCAGTATGATCATCAGCATTTAATGTTACTGAATAAGTTGTATTATATTCAGCTTGTCTAATAAATACTACCCCAGTACTAGTAGAGAAAACTGGAGAAGTTGTAGTCTCCATCTCTATTTCTTTTTCTTTATTTGTAATAAAAGTATGATCTGCAATACTTGCTAACCGAAAAGAGTTTGCAGGTTCTGATGTATTTGTTATGTCAAGATAAGTTTTTCCATCTGGGAAGCTAACTGTTTGTTCAACTCCAGCCAAACTAAATACTTTTAAATCTCCATCAGAGATATAAACCAAATACTGAACACTTCCATCACGGTCAACAATATGAGTAAATGGTCTGGTACTTCCTGCTGTACCAGTAAACATTCTTGCTTGATGATAAAAAGGAGGGCGTTTCTTTAAACCTTCAACAGAACTAGGAATACAATTAATAACTTTCTCTGCTTGGGATGCAAGCCTCAAAGCAGATGGTTGCTGACTTACGCCATTAATAAGATTAGGAATTGACTTTGTAACTAATGGCATGGCTACCTAATAAGCGCACGATGAGGTCTGTAAGTAGAGAAATGTCCAGTTTGATTTGTATTTCCTCGAAGCATACTGTGCTCATCTCTTGTTGTTTCTTCTTCTAAGAAATGACTTCTTGCTTCTAACTCTGCTGTCAAATTTATCTTGGCATAATCTTCACTACCTACTACAGCTTCTTGTAATTGTCTTCCAGCTCTAACCATGATATATCTTCTTGCATGTTCAGGCAGTTCTAGCCAATCAAGAATCGTTGTTACATCTGCTTTTAAATCTTCTGTGAAAGTAAAGCTATGAGTTTTTCTGTCATAGAGCTTTCCATTTCTAATGATGATGTCATATTCAGGATAAAGATAAGGATCAATATATACACGAGTTGTAGAGAATCCCACCTCTATTTCATCAGAAGTATTCCTTATTAACTTCTTTTCATAATCAGTGTTAAATGTCCAACCTTCTGATTGCACTTCTCTGGTTGCACCATTTAAAGCATCTTGTGCTTGTTTTGCAATTCCTACTTGTCCAGCCAAACTATTAACAGGAGCTTCACCTGTCATTTGAAGAACTTTATTTATTGCTTCTAGTTCAGTTGTAAGAGTTAAAGCCATGACGAATAAGAAAGAGGGGGGCAATACTCAAGCCCCCCATAATTAAAGATTAGCTAGTAGCCCAGTAGATCTCAACTGCACAGTCAGGACGTAGAACGCCAGTACCGTGAGCCATTGAACCCACCATGAATGTTCCCTGCCATAAAGCATGAACATCAGAACCAGTTTGCTCCATCTTTAGATCCATTAACTTCACAGTACCAACTGCTTGCTTGTTGAATACAAGGCCAACACTATCAGTGTAGTTAGCGTGATAGGTGTTGTTCTCACCTGTCACAGCAGATCTGTTTGTAGTAGGTAGATGGTTGGACTTGATGATGCTGATACCAGCAACCTTCAAGACTGTTCCATCTGCATA